ACGAAGATCGACGCCGCATTGATGCGTTGGTTGACGCATTGAAGAAAAGCGAAGGGCTGTCCAAGTTACTTGAGCAGCGAGACGCTAAGGGTTGTTGGATGAACAAACAAGTTGACGGAGTAAGCCTTTTAGGTCAGACCGTGATTGACATCGAATTCACACCGGGCGCCGTTATGGTTGACAAGGTGTTGAGAGCCAACGAAGTGACCTTCGGCCCGGCCGTGGGTGCTTTGTTGCTTTGGTTGTTTTCTAGGCTATCAGAGGCCGATCAATTGGCGGGCTTGGCCGAAGCCGCCCCAGCTACGAGCATTTGCCATGCGTTGTTGGTTGAGCTTGCTGAAGCCCGCGTACAGTTTGTGAGTGAGGGTAATTAAGATGAGCGAAGATAAGCAAAAGCTAAAGCAGATTCAGGCCGCTAAGAAAAAGGCCCAAGGGCTTTTGGAGGACTTGCGAAAGCTTGCCGACCTACGCGAGTTTGGCGATTTCGCTTCCGAAGTAGGAGCGACAAAAGATACCCTCAAGGCCCTTGCGATTGCGGAGATTTGGGAGTCATGAGCTTACTACCAGAGCCAAACCACATCGAAAAGGCCGCGGAACATCAGCTAGGAAGTATCCTCTGCCTGACTAACGATAAAGAGCATGAGCTTACCGGCCTTGAGTGGGCGAGGGCCGCATTGTATTGGCGAGTGATCAAGGCGGGTTACTTCGTTCCCGCCATGCCGTACAAGTTCGAAAGGTTGCTGCGATCTAAAAGGGTTCGATTGAATGCCGAAAAGCTTTTCGATCGAACAACGCTTGAGGAGGCTATCGACCTAGTTGACGCAAAGGGGGGCAAGGATGCCAGCCAAGCAACTTGAGCTAGACTTTTCTTATAGGTCACACAGGCGGGCCGTTATCGATGATTGCAAGAGGCTTGCGGGCCTTCATGTGATCGAGGGAACGAAGCGCATCAATTTGAACGCATGCGAGGCAAAGGTATTGTTGCAAAAGATCGCGGAATATGATGTTTGCTTCATGTCGCTCCCAATGCTCGCCGAGGAAGCTGGGATATCAGAACGCAACGTCAAGAGACTATTAAAGGCGATGCAGGCCGAGGGCCTATTGAGCATCGAAAAGCATGCGGCCGAAAAGGGCCATTTTCCATGCAATCGATACGTTGTTTTCTACTCTGAATTGTCCTTAAAAATTTGCCCACCGCAGGCCACACCGCAGGCCACACCGCAGGCCACACCGCAGGCCACTGTGGCCCACAATCTATATATAGATAGAAAGAAAACAACAACAACGGAAAGCCCTTGGGATGTTGTTGTTGTTGCTCTTGAAAATGTTGGCGTAGGCCAAGCAGCCAAAGCAGCCGCCAAGGCCCAAGAGCGGGGCCGCTTGCCGGCCGATGTGCTAGCCCAGATTGAGAGCCTCAAAGGTTCAAGCCCAGGGGTTATTTTCAATCAGGTTTGCTACCCAACTCCCAAGGCCGTAACGATCGCCAGGCCCAAGCCCATGCGGGTTGAGAGTCGAGAGCAAAAGAGGCATAGGGTGTTCATGGCGTTACGTGAGCGCCTTGGTCGAGTGCCATTCGAGAACGAAATTGAGGAGTGTTTAGCATAGGTTCTTCCCAGGGTTTGGCGCTATCGATACCCGCGGGACGAGTCGAGGAACGGGGCACACTTTGTTGGGCGCTGTGATTTCGCCAGGCGGCCCGTAGAATGCTCCCATCATGCCAGCCGCCGCAGATACCCAGCGCTACGCCGAGCACAAGCAACGCGAAGCCAAGCGTTCTAGAAAGAAAAGCCAGGAAGGCCGAGACATTGGCGACCTTCCGCCTATCATCGATGTTGCTCGCCGCCAAGGTTGCGAGTTCAACTTGCGATTGTTTTGCGAAACGTATTTGAAGGAACAGTTTTCGCTAGCATGGAGCAAGGCCCATTTGCTCGCCTTGGCAAAACTTGAGCGGGCCATACTCAAAGGCGGGTTGTTCGCGCTCGCCATGCCGCGAGGATCCGGCAAAACAACACTAGCCGAAGCGGCCGCCATGTGGGCCATTCTTTACGGCCACATCAGGTTCGTGGTTATCGTTGGGGCCGAGAGCGACCACGCCGAAGAAATCGCGGAATCGATGCGGGTTGAGATCGAAAGCAATGAGCTACTCTATGAGGATTTCCCCGAGGTTTGCTACCCGATTGAATGCTTGGATGGAATTGTAAATCGATCGGCCGGGCAGCTTCAGAACGGAGAGCGGACGCGCATCAAGTGGACGGGCCGGATTATAAAGTTGCCGACGATTGAAGGGAGTCAATCGAGCGGGGGAGTTGTTAAGACCGCAGGCATTACGGGCCGCATCCGAGGGATGCGGGTTAAGCTTGCGGACGGATCGACGTTGCGGCCGGGCCTCATTCTCGTTGACGATCCCCAGACGGATGAAAGCGCGAAGAGCATTACCCAAAACGCTAGCCGGTTGAAGGTGCTTTCAAAAGCTATCCTCGGATTGAAGGGGCCGACAGGAAAGCCCATCGCTGCGGTTATGCCATGCACGGTTATCGAGCCAGGCGATTGCATCGACCAAATTCTAGACGTCCAAAAATATCCGCAATGGCAGGGCCAACGGACCAAGCTAATTGAAGCTTGGCCGACATCGAAACGGTGGGAAACGTACGCCGAGCTTTGGAAGGTAGGAATGCAGGAAGGCCGAGGGATCGAGGATGCCACAGCCTACTATCGAGAGTATCGGGCCGAAATGCAGGAAGGGGCCATTGTCAATTGGCCCGAGCGCTTCGACGAGGGCGAGCTTGACGCAATCCAACACTGTTGGAATTTGCGGTTAACGCTGGGAATCAAGGCATTTTTGGCGGAATACAATAACGACCCCCAGCCCGATGTTGAAACGAAACAACTCGATTTCTTCATGGCGGCCAGGCAGGGCGCGTTTACCCAGTGGGAGATTCCCGCTTGGGCGATTAAATCCACGGCCTTTATTGACGTTCAGGGCGAGGCGCTTTTCTATTTGTGTACTTCATGGGCCCAGGATTTTACCGGGGCAATCGTAAACTATGGCATTTACCCAGAGCAGAGAATCGGGCTTGCCAGGCTTTCCGAATTGTCAGATCTCTTGAGCGACAAGGAAGGCGCGGGGCTTGAGGGCCGCATGAGTGAAGCGCTATTGAATACGATCGGAATGTTGCGATCAAAAGCAAAGTTCGATGCCATCGGCATAGATGCAAACTGGGGTTTGAGCACCGACGCAGTTTACAAGATCGCCTACGAGCAGGCCGCAAACAACGTGCACGCAATGCACGGCCGATTTTATGGCGCATCCTCGGCCCCTCTGAATGGCGGCCGACCCAAACAAGGCGAGCAACGGGGGTACTACTGGAAGCGCATCATTGAGGGGCCGCGGACTCGGATCCTATTTGACAACAACGCTTGGAAGGATACTTTGCTTTCCCGCTTGCAAACGAGCCTCGGGGATAGTGGGGCATTGTCGGTATTCTCGCCAGCCGCAGACAATCACAGCTTGCTAGATGAGCATTTTCACGCCGAGCACTATGTTGAGGTTTGGGCGCGTGGGATCAAGCGCAACGAGTGGAAGCAAACGCCAGGCGTTGATAACCATTGGTGGGATTGCTTGGTGGGTGCGGGAGTGCTTGCAAATTTCGTGGGGTGTTCGGTGCCGACATGGAGTAGCGATCGACCGCGCCAGGTCAGTTTCGCAGAGATGCAACGCCAAGCCCGAGCGGGTTAGCCTCTTCACTTCCGCATGGGTTGCCAATACAATCGGGCGAAGTGATGCAACTTTACCGGGGGGAAAAGGAGCGAGCCCCCCCGGCCGCAACGATTCCCCCCGGTTTATTCTCAACGGGGGATCCCATGCCGACCGACCCAGCCGACAAACCGAAGATAAGAGAGGTTGACGGGCAAAAGATCGAGCAGCATTCTTTACCCGACCGCATTGCGTGGGAAAAGCATCAGGCCGAAAAGGCCGCGGGCGGGGGCTTCGGCGCCATGCGTTTTGGCCAGGTCAGGCTTGGCGGGGTGAACGATAGCGGGGCCATGCCGCAATGAGCCTAATGTACGCGCCAGGAATACCAGTTGGCACAATGGCCCCTATCCAGGCCGCTTCCTACGATTCCGCGAGAACAACGAAGCTTAATGAACGCCATTGGGCGATCGGCCCCCAGGTATCGGATCCGACCCCAGAGCAACGCGCTACCCTTCGCAACAGAACGCGCTACGAGGTTGCCAACAATTCCTTGCTTGAAGGAATGATCGAGACCTACGCGCGGGACTTGGTGGGCAGCGGGCCGCATCCTACGTTCCGCGAGTTCGGATCCCAGCGCCGACAATTGCAGGCCGCTTGGAAAGATTGGGCCGGGGAATTGTCGATCGGTTCGTTGATGAAAACGATCGCCAGGACTTACTTGATTGACGGGGAGTGTTTTCTTTTGTCGATCGAGGAGCCGCCATACGTTCGAATCATCGAGGCGGAACGGATTGTAAGCCCGCTAATGATGAACGATGCGTCAATGCAGCCCTATTGGCCAAACGCTATACCAGGGCCGAGCCAGCCAACACAGAAGCGCGAACAAACGATCGAAGGAATCGAGTATCTCCATGGCGTTCCGATTCATTACTACGTTGACGGGGGAAACGGATTTTCGGCCGACGTTGTTACCCACCTATTCAAACAACAATTTGCAAATCAGCGCCGGGGGGTTCCGCGGCCAGCCCCCTCACTCGATATGCATGCGAACATTAGGCGCACAAACCAAGCTTGCGTTATCAGCTACGAGACGGTTGCGAAAATCTCTTTAGTTTTGCAAGCGAAAATGCTTTCGGCCCAAGCTACGGGCAAGCCCTTTGAGACTATCGATTTGGTCCCAGGTTCGGCCATTACATTGCCCGAGGGATATGAGCTAGGGCAGGTCAAAGCAGAGCATCCCATGCAGAGCCATAGGGATGCGGTTGCGATGTTCGTATGCGAGGCCGCAAGATGTTTTCCTATGCCACTCAATAAGGCGCTTGGAACTTCTCAAGATTCGAACTTCGCTTCCGGTTCATTGGATAACATCGACTACGAGAGGGCCATAGGCAGCGATCAAGTTCTACTTGCCGAAAGATTGGTTCAACGCCTAGTTGCTATTTTCTTGATGTTGCAAGGCCTTACATATCAGCGGTGCTTTATAGGTTGGGATTCTATTCCGCACCTAAACCCAGAAAAGCAATTCGCCGCCATCGAAAAGAAACTCGCAATGAGACTCACAAGCCGGACGCGCGAGAGTGCCAAGCTTGGGGAGGATTGGGAGGATATCAACGAGGAGCTTGAGCGCGAAGAGCAAGCTATAGGAATGAGTCAGAACGAGCCGGGGGATAACCTTAACGGAGAGGATACAGAAGATGAGAGCGAAACGGATGCGGATGAAACCATACAAGATGATTAAGGCCGCGGGCCGTATCAATCTCTGTAGTGATGTTACTTTTGGGATTGCCCCAGTCGAGGCGGCCCAAGATGGAAAGCCGGGCAAAGTGCCCTTTCGTCAAGTGGCCTACACAGGGGCCAAAATGTCGATTCCTGGTTACAACTTTCCAGTTGTACTCAACTTGGCGGGGGCGGTTCTTTCCAATACCAGGCCGATACTACTTGAACACGATCGCAAGGCACTCGCCGGGCAATCTAGCAAATGCGCCATCGAGGCCGAGGGGCTTGTGATTGAAGGCCACATGCTTGAGACAGCGGCCGCGGGTGAAGTGCTTGAGCTCGCAAACCAGGGCTTCCAATGGCAGGCCAGCGTTGGCGCGGCCCCATTGGCGCCGCCTCAGTTTATTCAAGCCGGATCGAGCGTTAACGTAAACAATCAAACAGTGGACGGACCGTGTTTGGTGTTTGCCAAATGGCAGCTTGGGGAAAGTTCGTTTGTTAAGATCGGCGCGGACATGGCCACACAATCCCAGTTTGGCCAGCCGATCGCCGCGAGCTACGCAGGCCCATCTTACTTGCCATCCGTCCCAACGGGCCAGGCCCCAGGCGTTCACATGGTGCGCAATTACAACACGAACGAATCCGCTATCGAGTGCGCTTTATTGCGGACGATCAATTGCGGATCCCAAACCGAAAAGCAATTCTCGGATGAAATCAACTCGGCCGCGGATTCGATGCGGGGAATCACACTTCACGGAGTTATGGCCCGCAGCATCGCCGCGGCCGGGCAAACGCCACTTTATGAACGAGTGCCGCTTTATACGAAATCAATCGAATTGATTCAGGCATCGCAGAATTCAACGGTTAGCCTACCGCGAGTTTTCGCGAATACGCTGAATAAAGCAATGCTCGCCCAAATGCAAATCATGCCGACGCTATACCAGCGCATGGTTAAAACGGATTCGGCGAGCGATTTTAGAGCGAAGAATTTTATTCGGTTAAGCGGTGTTGGTGGGTTCCAAACCGTTAACGCCGAGGGCGAATTGAAATCCCTTCGGTTACTTGATGCGCAATACTCGGCCAAGCTTGCGACCTTTGGTAGCATCTTGGGATTGAGCCGCGAGCAAATGGTTAATGACGATGTGGGCGCCTTTGCGCAGTTGCCAGAGATTTTCGGGCGGGCCTCGGCCTTGGCGATCGAGCAAGAATTCCACCGCGTTTTTCTCGCCAGCTTTGTTGCCGGGAATACCATCGGCCTACCGCCAGCGGGGCACCCCCTCAACGGTGTTCTAACGGCATTGGATTTGAGCCCATCAAACATGAACGCCCTCACGTGGGTTCTTCAGTTCTTCAGGGACCAAAGGGACTCGCAAGGGATGCCGATGATGGCCCAGCCTCAAACGTTGTTTGTGCCGACATCGCTCGAGGTGCCAGCGCTTCAAACAATGACCGCCATCAACGCGACGACCACAGCAAACACAAACGTACTCGCGGGCCGTTTTAACGTTGAGGTTAGCCCGTACTTGAACAACGCAAACATTGCAGGGAACAGCCAAAAGGATTGGTATATCGTTGGCAATCCCAACGTGTTGCCGTTCCTGATCCTTCTGTTCTTGAATGGAGCTTCTAGCCCCACGTTTGAGTCCGCGGATATGGATTTTAGCGTAGTGGGTGGGATGCGTTGGCGAGGTTATTGGGACTTTGGTTTCAATGCGGCCGAGCCACAGGGGGCGGCGAAAATCGACGTCACATAGTCCCCAAATTCTTAGCGGGTTGAGAGGGATCCGTTAAGTTGTGCCTCGGGGTTTGTGGAACGTGCAAACCCCGAGGCCTCTTTCCAAAACACTTTATGATTTAGAGGTTAGAAATGCCAAATACAATTTGCCGATCGTTTCAAGAGGGTAGCAGAATCGACCATACGCCAAGCGCGGACTTAGGCGCGGGGGTTATCGTCGTTCTAAACGTGGGGGCGGGTCAAAACAGGATAAAGGGAGTTGCTACGAGCGACATACCAGCCAATACGCCCGGATCCCTTGATGCAACGCATGGACGGATTTACGAATGCGCTTTTGTGCCAGGTTCCAATCTAGTGGATATGCAGGATATCTTCGTTGAGCCGGACGGGGATTTAGTCCTCACTTCCAACAGTGGAGCAAACCCAAAGTTCGGCCAATGCGTTGGAGCGTATCTCGCCGCAGCAACGGCCGTACTTGTCAGAGCAACTTTTCTATTGTTGTTCATGCTTGGCGTTGCACTTGGCCAAGATTGTGCGGACGGACAGTGTATACCAGTTGAGGCCAACGTTATCGTTGCCGATACCCCGCACGTTCGATGCATGGTTGGGAATAGTTGCGGGAGTGGGACAATTTGCGGATTCGATGAGACGGGCGCCTACGTTTTGAGCAATGCCCATGTGTGGGGAACGCAACTCGGAAAGGTTGTCAACATCGATGCCGTCGTGGGCGGAGTTCAAAAACGGACTCAGGGCCGCTTGGTGTTTGCTGGATACTCCAGCACAAGAATGGTTGATTTCGCGATTGCCCTATGTCCAAACCTCAAGAGCGAGCGCTATATGCCTCTTCTGAAAACGGAGCCAGCAAGCCCCCCGTATGCAACGACAGGTAGCCCGCGTTGCGTATGGCCGCAGGTGCTCAAGCAGTTTGGCGACCCTCGCAACTATGGTGATGGTTTGATGACAGGCCTTCCCGATGCGATCGGGGGGCAAAGTGGATCCGCAATCTACAATTCAGCCGGTCAGCAAATCGCGCTTTTGACATGGAGTATAAACGGCCGATGCGCCGGGCAGAAAACAAGCAAGCTATGGCAAGTCGCGACCACGCGCAACGTGTTGCTCGCCGACATGCGGCCCGAGGGCCTCAAGGAAATGAGCGGGCCTTTCTTAGAAGAGGGCGTTTTCGGTTTATTGCCATTCGTTCAAGAAGTGCAATCGGGATCGGTGCGGCCCGTTACCGATAACGTCATTGCATCGATTGCTAATTCCTCAATGGAGCAAATGCCGATTTGGGCGAATCCGAAACAGCCAGAGCCCGATTGTTTTGAACTCACAGAGCAAGAAAAGGAGTTGATTGAATTCCTTCGCAAACAAGCAGAAACGGGCGTAGGCGAAACCAAATATAACTGGGCCGAAATCATTCGCTTGGTCCTTGAACTTATTGCCATCATCAACAAAAAAGGAAACTAAAATGGCGATTCAATTCAACGTTGCCACGCGGAACGGTAGGCTAGATGCGATCGAGAGCGTGAACGGTACAAGTTGCTCTATGGAGATTCGTTCGGGCGCTGTTCCCGCTAATTGCGCCGCAGCAAATGCGGGATCCGTACTTGCGACTATAAATTTGCCAGCCGATTGGATGGCGGCAGCGACAGGCGGTCAAAAGCTTCTAGCGGGCAGTTGGCAGGATCTCAGCGCCGACGCTACGGGGACCGCGGCCCATTTTAGGATGTTCAACTCCCAAGCGACCAAGGACGGTACAACGTGCTTTTTGCAGGGTACCGTAACAGCAACAAGCGGGGGTGGTGATATGGAGCTTACTTCGGTTAGTTTGACCGCCGGACAATCCGTGTCAATTACTACCTTTACCCTGACAGACGGTAACGCGTAACGATGCCGCTAACACTCGATAAACTCATCGGGGCCTATAAACAGGTTCTTCCCCTCACAAAAACGAACGTTCTTACGACCGTTGCGGGCCTTCCGTTTACTCTATTCGACCGCGCAGGCGTTCCGGCCGCGGGGAGTCTAAACCCAGGCAACACGACAACCGGTATCGTTCCAGTCGATACCGACGCAACAGGGTACCCGGTGCTTGATAATCCCTTGGGGACCGACAAGCTGTATTTGTCGAGGGTTGCGATAAACGGCAGCGTTGCTATGTCGCTCGATCTCTATGACGTATTGTTCATGGCGGGCCAAACGACGATCCCAACGAGCGGGACAACGACCGTTGCCCTAACAAGCCGACCTAGTTTCAGTGGCCGCGTTCCGTTTTTGGCGGACGGTGCAACGCGCGATTGGTCACGCGTAGAGTTGTTTATTCAAGCAAGTTCCGCGCTTTCCAATCACGTGCATACTTGCTCGATTGATTATCTTGACCAAGACGGAAACGCGGGCAACACTGGCAACGTATCAACGCAACAGATTACCGTCAATCGATGGATCCGTTGCCCGCTAGCGGCGGGCGATAGAGGCGTTCAAGAAATCACAGGATACAACGTCAACGGCGTGGCTAGCGCTGCGGGCAGCGTTTCCGTGTTGGCAGCCAGAAGACTAGGAAGCTTTCGCACACAGGGCGGTTTGTCCTCGCTCTACGGGCCAGACTATACGGGCTTGCCCGAGCTTTACGGCAACTCGGCCATCGTGATGGTATGCCGTGCGGATAGTACAAGTTCTGGAACTCCAGACGTGTTGATTGAAGTCGCGCACATGGATCCCGACGCCTAATGTACGCAAATTTGAGACTCCTCGGACTCGGACTTACCAGGCCGCACTTACGCGGTTTAAGTTCGACCGTGCAAAATCTCAACCATTGCGGGGTTTGCAAGTATCCATCGATTCAATCCGAAATGCTTTTCGGCCCGCCAAGCCCGCCAATCGCAGTGACGGGAACGATAACGCGGACCTTGGCAAATGCGACGCTAGTCGCTGTGGATTCAGTTGGAGGAGTGACCGGAACGCTAACGCGGACGTTGGACAACGCTACGGTTGCCAGCGCGGGCAGTATTGCGACCGGCCCGATCGGAACGCTAACGCGGACGTTGGACAACGCTACGGTTGCCAGCGCGGGCAGTATTGCGAGCGGCCCGAGCGGAACGCTAACGCGGACCTTGGCCAACGCTACGGTTGCCAGCGCGGGCAGTATTGCGAGCGGCCCGATCGGAACGCTAACGCGGACCTTGGCCAACGCTACGCTTGCCAGCGCGGGCAGCGTTGCGACCAGCCCGATCGGAACGCTAACGCGGACCTTGGCCAACGCTACGCTTGCCAGCGCGGGCAGCATCGCGAACGGCCCGAGCGGAACGTTAACGCAGAGCTTGGCCAATGCTACACTTGCCAGCGCGGGAAACGTGGTCAACAACGATCCGATCGGGACGTTGTTTGTAAGCTTAAACGGTGCTACACTCGCCAGCGCGGGCAACATTGCCAACGGCCCGAGCGGAACGGTAACGCATACGTTGGCCAACGCTACGCTACAGTCGATAGCGATCGCAGTTTCTAACGATGACCTTGACGATATGTCGGATATCATCGAGGCCAACGCCGAATTGATTGGCTATACATTTTCGGGGAGCGTTGGCCAATGTCGCGCATGGTGGGGCCGCCAGGATCGAGAGGTTAAACGCGTAGACGGTGCCAGGCTTGCGTTCACGAAACGGGATTTGATGGTCGTCCGCGCCGATCTCCCAAGGGAGCCAAAAGCAGGCGATCAATTTTCGGCCGAAGGGGTTTGGACGGTTCGACCCAGAGGGGAGGATTGCTTTACAGCCTCCGACCGCAGGGCAAAACTCTTGAGAGTGTACGTGACCAAATGACATCCAGAGCCCAGGACATTCAAGAAGGCGTTGCCAGAATTTTCAACGCAGTATCGCCGACCAATGAAGGATGGGTAAAAGTTGCGGACAATCCGCAAATGCAAATTGAGGATTTGCTACTTGGCGTTCCGATGGGTGTTGCCATGAAAGCCGGGATGACCTCGGAGCGAGTGGCCCGCAACGTATTTCAACGGACCTACAAAACGGCCGTTGTGCTGCGGTGTTTGTGCAATGGTGCCAGGTTCGCAACTTCGGATCAGTTTGTTGAGTTTGTAGAACGGGCGGCCGAGTATTGCGAAACGGTTTGTAGCCCGTTGAGAATTACGAAATGCGCTATCGAAGTGCAAACCGACCCCGAGGAGTTCGAGCAAAACGGGATTACGTCAACGCTGGTTATGGTCGAGGCGATGGAGTGGCCCGCGTTATGATTCGAGCATCCATGCAATTAAACTTCCGGCCATTGGATAAGGCCAAAAAACAAGCGGCCTTCAAGGGCATTTACCAGGCGGCCGGATTCATTCGAACTACCGCCAGGCGTTCGATCAAGCGCCGCAAAACTCCAAGCCCAGCCGGGCAGCCGCCGCACACACAGACGGGCCGCATAAAGAATGCTTTGGCCTTTGAAGTCAGAAACGAACATACGGCCATCATCGGGGCGAGAGCTTCGATTGTTGGGCCTATCCTCGGCGTCATGGAAGCCGGGGGAAGATTTCGGGGAACGCTTTACGATTCACGGCCGACCATGAAGCCAGCACTAGAAAAGGCATTGCCACGAATGCCGGAAGGATACCGATTCAAATGAGTTCGCGAAACATTCTACTAGGCTTTGAAGGCGTTTTGCTTTTGAATACAGCAACGAGCACGCCATACGCAACGCCTACTTGGGACGAAATTGATACAGTCAAGAATATGGCCCTTAAGGTAACGAGCCAAACCGCAGACATCGGGATGAGGCGGGGCAAGGGTTGGGGTTCTCAAATGAATTCAATCAAGGATTTGCCGATCGAAGTGGAAGCCCTTTACGAAAAGGGTAACGCGGACCTAAACGAGTTTTTCCTAGCGGCCATTACTCCGAGGAAGTTTCTCGATTGTGTCATTCTTGACGGGCCGTTGATAACACCGGCCGGGGGTGTTGCTTCCAAGGGGATGCGAGCACACTTCAATATTTCCGATTGGGAGCTAGGCCAGCAACTTGCAGACGGGCAAATGGTGAAATTCACCATGGCCGTAGGTTACTTCATTGCGGGCGAGGAGCCGAAGGCGTTTACAGGGACGGTTGCCACCTAATGTTTACCGACCGCAAAAGCAGAGTATGGGATTTCTCTTTCACTTGCGCTCAGTTGTTTGATGTTCAAGAGGCCGAGGGAATCGACCTATCTGACATAGAGGCCGTTATAGAGTTACTAGCAAGCCCCAAGGCATTTCTGGGAGTTTGTTGGATACTCGGCAAGGCTTCAGCCAGAGACATCGATTTTTGGAATTTTTGCGATGGGTTCGACGGGGATACTATCGAGGCGGCCCAGGCCGAGCTATGGCGGGCTATCGAGGTTTTTTCCCCAAGCGGCCGGAAGGAGTTGGTAGCGAATTTGGCCGCGAAGATAGCAGACCACACAAAAGCCCAGATCGAAGCGGCCGGGGCCAGATTGAAACAATCTGGAAGCTTGCCGGAAGGATCGGAATCGACCCCAAGCCCTTCACCTACCGACAGCTTGACCTAATGGCCCTAGGCCGCTTTGAGGCGGATTGCTTAATTGCGGCGAGGGTTTGCGCGGGGCTTGGGACGGTGCTCAATTGGGGCGGCCATAGTTTTACCCCTTCGCAGTTCATGCCAGGCGAGCAAGCGGCCAAGCCCGCCAAGATCGAAGCCAGCCTAGCGATAGAAGCCCTTCACGGAGTTTACCTAAGATGAGCCGAGCAGACATCAGATCGGGGGGCGGATACGTTGAGCTATCCACGCGTGACGCAAAATTCTATGCAGGCCTCAAGCGCTCTCTTGGGGCCGCTAGCAAGTGGGCCGGATCGATCAGTAAATTGTCCGCGGTTGGGGCCGCGGGCTTTCTAGCGGGCGGAATCGGAATCCAGGGCGGGCTTCAGGCGATTACTTCGGCCATCAGTGGATTTTCAATACTCGGGTTTACGAAAAGCTTCGCCGATGCCGGGAGCGCCATCGATGATATGAGCCAACGGACCGGAATAGCGGCCGAACAACTTTCGGCGCTGCAGTTCGTTGCTCAAATGAACGATGCCACGCTTCAGGATGTTGGCGTTGCGGCCAAGGGGATGAGCAACTTTTTATTTGCGGCCGCAAGTGGATCCGAGGAGGCGACCGAGGCTATCCAAAAACTCGGGTTGAGCCTCCGAGCATTACGCCAGGCCGATCAATTCGGCCGCTTTAGAATGCTTTCCGCGGCCCTCGGCCAGATTGGGGATCCGGCCATCAAAGCCGCCATGGCCATGAAGGTGTTTGGGAAAGGTGCTATTGCGTTGTTGCCGATGATAAACGCGGGGGCCGCTTCTTTCGATGAACTCACGGCCAAGGCTAAGGAACTCGGGCTAGTCATGAGCGCCGAGGATGCGAGCGCCGCGGCCGAGCTTGGGGATTTGCTGGATACCGTAAGCTTGGCGGCCTCGGGCCTATCGAAAAAGCTTGGGGCCGCGTTGACACCACAGGTCACGAAGCTACTCGGAACAGCGATAAAAATCATCAGCCCGATAGGCCAGTGGATTGAAGCAAACCGGGATTTGATTGGGACCATTGTTCCGATCGCCTCGGCGGGGTTTGCGGCCGCGGCCGGTGTTGCGTTGCTCGCCGGGGGGCTTAGTTTGCTTGCTCCGTTGGTGCCACTCGCCGCGTTCTTTGGATCGGCGTTGCTTGCGGCCGGAGCCGCGGCCCGCGTTGTTTATCGCAACTTCGGAACGCTTGCGAACATTGGCGGCCAGGTGTTCCGGTTTATCGCATCGAGTGCCACCGGGGCTTTAGGTTCTTTGGGCGAGAATTTTAGAGCGTTCCTAGATTGGGTTGCTAGTGGGTTCCGATCATTCGCAGGGGGTGCAATCGAAAATCTGTCGGCGATCGCGACAGCCGTAAGCAATGGCGAGCTAGGGGCCGCGTTTGATCTAGTGTTGGCCACATTTGATTTGGGATGGGATTCTTTGGTTGGAACATTCCAAGCCGGTTGGGGCGAGTTGACAAACAATATGGCGCTTCTGGGAATCGAGGCCGCTTACGCGTTTTGGATTGCGTGGGAAAACGCGTTCGCAGGAATCAAGACATTGGGGATCGATGTTTCTTCCTCCCTCAGAAAAGCTTGGTTTGGCCTTCAATACGAACTCGCAGGCCTCGCCGAGTTTACGGGGATTGCTTCCAAGGGATCCCAAGCCAAGATGGCCGAGGAGCTTTTTGCGGCCGATGCCGCGGCCATGGCAAACGATACGGAAAGCAAAAGTTCCATCGAAGCAGGCCGCAAGAAAGCTGTTGATGATCTCAAAAACAATCGCGAGGTTGACAGAAGCACGAACGCAGTTGAGGGCCAGCGCAAAGGCGATGCCGCGGCCGAAAGAGTATCCAAGGCCATGGAAGCTTACAACAAAGCGCTCGCCGCGGCCAAAGCCACAAAGGGCAAATCGGGCGATGGGAATCCGGCAGGCGTTGGGCCGCTTTCGCTTTCAATGCCAGGTTATGAGGGCTTCGGGTTCGGCGAGTCAGCAACCAGCAAGGCCGAGAACATCGGAACATTTTCGGGCTTCGGTGCGGCCGTGGGTTCGACCGTCAAGTACGACCAAGAGCAAGTGAAGCAACTTGGCAAAATTCATGATACCTTGCGAGAGATCGCGTTGAGAAATTTGGGGATAGCATAATGCCAACACTAGGAGAGGATCTACCCGTTGAGGGAACGCCATACCCCGAGCTGCCAGGCGGTGCGCTTTCCTTGTTTGACATCACAATGGAGGAACGGAACGACTCGCGATCCATCGTGTCAGGGGTCAATCAGGATCGAGAGATCCGCCGCTATGCGCTATGGTGCAACAACGAGAGCGCCATCGATGATGAATACTTGGAATACTACATACGTTCCAAGATCGAGAACAACGCACCGGCCGAAGTCGATGGGGGCCTACGGCCCAAGATCATTCGAATCGAGCCCCAGCGCGGAGGGATATTCCATGCCGATGTTGAGTATGGTTTGATCGACGTTACGGCCGGGTTTGAATTCGATACGACCGGGGGAACTACCTTGATGCGCCAAAGCTTTGGCACTCGCCGCTATGGTTCGGGGCCGGTGTTTGGCGGCCTCATCAATTGCAGAGATGGAAAAGTAGAAGGCGTTGAGATTACCCAGCCAGTGATGACCTTTTCCGAAACGCGTAGTTTCATCAACGTATCAAACGCCTATCGAAATTTTCTTTACCGAATGACCGGCCGTGTTAATTCGGGGGCCTTCAAGGGAACGGCCGCGGGTGAATGTCTGTTCATGGGTGCCAGGGGCCGCAAGCAAGGCCGAGACAATTGGACCGTTCAATTCAACTTCGCTTGCTCCGAGAATCTAACGAGCTTGAGTCTCGCAGGCGGTGCGGTTGTTGTGGATTCGAAACTAGGTTGGGAATACTTATGGATGTACTATGAGGACAAGGTAGATTCCGATCGATTGATTCCTTACCCTCAAGCCGCCTACGTGGAGCAAACGTACCTTCTCGCAGATTTGACAGCCCTTGGGATCGGAAGTTGATATGTGGCCCGTAAAGTTCAAAGGCGATGCGTTCATACCAACGGCCCAAGAATTTCAGGCCCAACGCCAGGCGATGCAATTGGCCTTGAGAAAGTCAATTCAGAAAACCGCCCCAGGAATGGAAGTTAGTTTCGAATCTCAAACGTTGGTCAGAGTCAAAGCCCACGCGACCTTAGCGCGTTGGAGTCCGATAGGCATTCAAGGCGGGCCGATGTTTACATTTGCGGGCGCGGGCTTCCCAAAAGGAATGGAGGAACGGACAGCCCTTCAAGGGGCCGCGCTCGCAAACCGCAAACCGTGGGGGATACTCGCCGAGCCGGTGGCGGCCAATAAGTTCGCATGGGTGATAGTCAAAGGGATCGCGCTCGCCAACGTGACGATCGACAACACGGCCCGACCTAACATCGGTTGCGATTGCGAAACGGGCCAGGCGGCCCTAGTGGTGAAGGAAGGCGGCCCCGCGAGGATCCTATACCGCCAGGCGGGGACAGGCTTGCGGCCGTGCATTATCGACATATCGCCGACAACTCCAAGATTCTTCGTTGGGACCAATGCGGCGAGCAGCATAGCGCCGGGGTTCTTCGGGTTGATAACAGCCACAGGGGATACGTCGTTCATTGTGTGGGCCAAAAATGAAAGCCCCACGGGAACGGTTGCAGCAAGTGCCAAGGTTGGATGTACTTGGGACGACCTACAACGAAGCTACGTTATCACCCTAGAGTTTTGCGAGGATTAGTTTCTATGTGTATGAAGAATACGCCAGGCAATCCCTGCCATAGTTGCGGCGGGTGTTCACAATGCACAATAAACCGCATCGATGTTAACGTAGGCGTACCAGAGCCAGGTCAGCCGGGCGCTACTCTTGGTTCCTTTGGTTGGAACATTTCCACGCAGCCGGCCGTTGAAGAAGTCACGGCCGTTATCGATGGCGTAACGCGGACGGGCGTTTGCAAGCAGACCTACAATGCCCCAAACCTAACGCCATGCGAGGGGCCGGGTTTGGTTCCGGTTAGCTTGAACGCCATTTTCAAAACACTCGATCGCACTTTTGCCTATGACCATTGGTACGCAACTTTGCCCCCCGTTCCATTAAATCATTGGTTTGTTGGCAGCATCAATTTCCAAGTTTGGGCTTTTGTACAGAATGCAAAGATCGAGGTTTTTCGGTGGGGGGGCCTCGCCCGTACGTTGCTCAGTGGATCAGTTTCGCATCTCGCCACCCTTCAGCCATCGGCCGGATCGAGATACCGACAATACAGTTCGGGTTGTGTGAATACGTTCGACCAAACTTACGGGACGCCCTTAGGTTCCGAAATGATTTGCGGCCGGAGTGGCCTATGCTTTGTTTTGCCATTCCAAGGGAATCAAATTCAGTTAACGCAAGCCGTATCACTTCCGGCCTTTCCTATCAATCGTGATAGCGGGTGGGTTACAGGTAGTTGCACCGCGTTGCCGACTAACGATGCCAGGACATCGCCCGATACAGTGTTCGCCGCCTATAATCCTCTTGCGGCCCCCGGCCTATGCCGCATCCCCAGTGGGTCATCCCTCACAACGCGAGCCTCGCCGATTAGTTGCAATCCGCCAGCATCGAACTACTTTGATACGGCCTTCAGTTACTCTACGGAGGATGCATGGTTTGCCAGGCATCCGATAGCGTTTAGCTAGGCCTCGCCGCTTCGCTAAACTTCTCAACGATCTTCAAATAGATAGGAGTCAAGACATTAGCGGCCGCCATAGCATCCGGGGAGGTTTTTACAGCCGCATCAAAAGCCGCTTTGAGATATCTGAATTCTTCTTCAGTCATCATTTTCATTCCTAAGAAACGTTAAAAGCAAAACGTCTCGTTGTTCCGTCCGATCCTCGATAGACGATGTTGCCGTTTGTGTTGGAAGTCATTTCGATTGCTAGTTCTCTATCCGTGGCAAGTGTAACGGATGAGCCGCTAACAATTTGATGCAATGGGCCGGTTGTGTTTATTCGCCCGTACAACGTTGTTGGCCCACCAGCCGCAGGATATAAGACCCTCGCAGTACCCGCGAGATCGGAATGATTCACGCCAGTTTGCAGAAACGTTCGGCCGTCGCTTGTTAGTAGCCAATTCAAGGCAGCGGAGGAAGTATCTCGCATTTGAATTTGCGAATCCGACTCCAAAAACAATGTTCCCGCAGCGCTTAGCAATCGCGTTGTTGCGTCACCCCCTATCTCTACGGTTCCGCGAAGAATAGTTCTTTCTATTGACGAGTTTCCGATTGATACTGTATTGCTTCCGGCGCCCACCGCCTCATAGCCAAAAACATTCTCGTTTATCGCGCTGTTGGACAGGCTTTTCGTCCTTGCGCCGAGGTATACGCTAGATTTTCCCCCGGTTTTTTCGTTCGAATCATTGAGTAAACGCCCTGCCATGTCTCCAACTGCGGTTATGCGATGACCCGTTCCAGTCGCGAAATTTCCGCTCCCCACTACGTGTTGCAAAGTGCCATGCCCTAAGGATACGTTTTCCGAGCCGCCACCGATTGAGCGAAGTGCGTTGGCGCCCATTGCTGCGTTGTCCATAGCGCTGGTGAGGTTTTGACCGCAGTTTATGCCAATGCAAGTATTGTCTAACGCCCCTCCATCTATCGTCCCACCGGCCGCCGCCCCAGCGCTACGACCTACGAACGTGTTTCCAGTATTTCCCAAACCCCCGCCATCGTAGCTATTTCCTTGGCTACTACTTGTCATGTATAAACCGCAATTAGTGCCGATTAAGACATTTGCCCGGCCAGTGGTTAGAACTAGCCCTGCGTCTTTTCCGATTGCGATGTTATCGAATCCATCTTCGCCGGTTGCATGCTCCAAATCTCTTAGGCCGGTGCCGTAGGCGTAAGAGCCAGGGAATTCGGTTTGGTCAGCAACAAAAACTTGGGACGGGCCAGCCGGGCCTTGTGCGCCCCCTACTTGATTCAGAACGAAGCCGCCACCGGTTTGTGGTTCAAGTGTGAATGTCATTTTTAAGCATGCCCAGCACTTACGAGAATCAAAGCAGTAATAGGCCGACGTTTGAAGCCCGCAGAGTCGGTCCAGAGCAATCGGCCATGATAAATAGAATTGCGTTCGGCCTCGGAGACTCCCGATTCTAGATCGGCAATGTCGGCCGCAGAGTAGAAGATTGTGACGGTTGAGCCGCTTACGGTTATGGTGCCAGTATCAACGGGCGTTTCTGAGTTTGCAATCCTTCGGATCTCAAATACAAACGTTGAGCCAGTCAAGTTGACGGGAATTCCATTCGCTTGAATTTCAAACGATTCCCGAAAATCGGCCCCTACTTCAAAGATAAAAGTAGCCCTGGCAGAGTTGCGGCCGAATTCCATGGTAGCGCCTTAGTTGCAGTGGCAGCGGATTGCAAATCCGCCATCGTGGGTTCAACTCCCACCGGAGCCTCTCACACCCCTACGCAGGGGGGTAACGTGTAGCGGACTTCTAGTCCGCCTACACCTATATGGTATCCGTTTTTTCCTACAAGGAAATCGTCTTTATTTCAGGTGACATCTTGTTATAGTTCGAGGCATGGCAGTAATGGCACTACACGATACAGATGAAATCATCGAGCAAATCACGGCTCTAATCGAAGACGCATGCGCCGCAGGCGATAATGTTTCAGCTATAGCCATCAGGGCAGGAGTTTCGCGATCGAAAGTATCGAGGATCCGCAATCATTCCTTTGAGGAATACCCATCAATCGAAACGCTTTCTAAAATCGCTTTAGCACTCGGCCGAAAAGTTTCTATTCGGTTATTGCAATAGTGTAGCGAGCTCTATACACTTACCCGCGAGGGTAGTTTCTAGCCGAGTTGCTTCGGCCTTCCCTCAAATCCACTACTTGGATGGGTTGCGGGGGATCTATGAAGGCGGAAACGTCAACGGATTTGAGGGCCGCCTATGGGCTTTCCGAGATGTTGCTACGTGATTTCTTTACCGCTTTGTATATCAACAGGCCCCGCGTTCAATCGCAGCGAACAAGGGAGTTTTATCGTGACGAAATTTCGAAACTGGATCGCCACCATGGCGAGCCGGTGGCGTTGTCAGAGCTTAGCGAAGCGTTGGTTCTTTCTAGTTGTCGCGCGCAACTATTGGCAGGCCGAAGCTATGCTACCGTGCAGAAGCATCAGACAGCAATCAGGGCGCTTTGGGCCTACGCTTTTCGCAAGTCGTCCCAAATGTCCATTGCGGTTGCATCGGTGCCGCAGTTCGAGCGTTGGCCGCGCTACGATCGCGAGCCGGTCAGCTATTCGGGAGATGAACTTTCTAGAATACTCCAGAGCGCCTCACGCCAAACTGGCAACTACGGTGCGACAAGTGCGGGCGTTTTCTGGGCCGCTATAATTCTCACAGCATACGAAACGGGTTGTAGGATCTCGGCCATTATGGCCGTGAAATGGAGTGACTACGACCCGCATCGAGGCATCTTGTTATTCAGGGCCGAGGCCGCCAAGGATCGAGCGGATACACGATGCCATTTATCTTCACAGCTGCGCGGGTTGCTTGATGCAATGCCGCACGAAGCCGAAACGGTGTTCGGTTGCTTTCCATTCGACCGAGCGCCGAAAGCGCATTGGCGGGGCCTCAATCGACGATTAAAGGCCATTCTCGCCGACTCGCAAGTGGAAACAGAGCCCCGAGTGCTATGGCATAAGTTTAGAAAAACGTTCGCCACAAATGTTGCGAGCGTCAAGGGTGAAAGCGTTGCTCAGAGCATGCTAGGCCATTCTTCATTATCAGTCACAAGGCGTTATCTGGATAAGAGCAAGCTTGACCTACCGAGGGCTTGCGACATCCTACCGCCCGTTGCTTTACCAGGATTAAGGATTGTCGGATGAACAAACAAGTTGACGGAGTTAGTCTGTTAGGTCAGACCGTTATTGATATCGAATTCACACCGGGCGCCATGATGGTTGACAAGGTATTGAGAGCCGATGCAACCCATTGTTCCACGGCCATTCAGGTTTTGAGATTGCTTCGGAACGCAATAGAAAAGGAAGC